CAGGCAAGACTCTTTCGGCACTATGGGCAGCAGACTACCTAATGAACCGTGGTGATGTGCGGCGGTGTTTGATTCTTTGCCCGCTGTCCATCATGCAGTCAGCGTGGTTAGGTGACTTGAACAACAGCATCATCCATCGCTCTGCCATCATCGCGCATCATGCGCAGGCTAGTCGCCGTATCGAGATGGTTCAGCAAGACTATGAATTTGTGATTGCTAACTACGATGGACTGAACTTGATTGCAGACGAGATCGTTAATGATGGGCGCTTCGATCTCATCATTGTTGATGAAGCCAATGCGTACAAGACCATGACCACCAAGCGTTGGAAGGCGTTGAAGTCTATTGTCGGACCCAACACGCACCTGTGGATGATGACGGGCACTCCTGCATCGCAGTCTCCTGCCGATGCGTATGGCTTGGCACGACTCGTCAACCCTGATGGTGTGCCCAAGTTCTTTACAGGCTGGCGCGACAAGGTGATGAACAAAGTCACGCAGTTCAAATGGATGCCCAAGGCCAGCGCAGCGGAGGACGTTCATGAAGCCTTGCAGCCCGCCATTCGCTTTACAAAAGAGCAGTGCCTTGACTTGCCGCCTGTACTCACCATGACACGTGAGGTAGCCCTCACTCCGCAGCAAGCCAAGTACTACAACTTGCTCAAAGAACGCATGATGGTGCAAGCAGCAGGTGAAACCATCACGGCTGTGAATGCCGCTGCGGGGGTATCCAAGTTACTGCAAATATCATGCGGTGCAGCATACACAGACGACAAAGAAGTTGTTGAGTTCGATGCTGCCCCACGGCTGGCTGTGCTTGAAGAAATATTGGAAGAGACTTCGCGTAAAGTTATCATCTTCGCTTTATTTCGTAGCACCATCGACACCATCCACAAGCACTTGCTTAAGAAAAACATCGCAACAGAGGTCATTCACGGCGACATTACGCCGCCCAAACGCGCTGACATTATTCGTAGGTTCCAGACAGAGAAAGACCCACGAGTGCTTGTCATGCAGCCTCAAGCAACTGCACACGGTATCACCTTGACCGCTGCGGATACGGTGGTGTTCTTCGGTCCGTTGATGTCTGTTGAACAATATATCCAGTGCATCGCACGGGCTGACCGCAAGGGTCAGGACTCAGACAAAGTTACGGTTATTCACATACAAGGAAGCCCGATTGAGAAGCGCATGTTCAAGGCGCTGGAGGGCAAGGTCACAGATAACACTCTGCTAACGCAGATGTTCAACGCTGAAATAAAAACGTGAAAGGGGGTTGCAAACGAAAAAGGTTTTAGGTAATCTGTCAAACGCTTGACAAAATAATAGGAGAAGCAAATGAATGACGAGATCATTCCGCTGGACAAACTTGCGCGTATTTATCGCAAGATCAAGACGGAGATCGACTCGCTGACGCAAGAGTACGACACTAAGTTGGAAGCACTCAAAGCGCAGCAAGACGAACTTCGTTTCGCAATGAAAGACCAGATGAAGGCGCTCGGCGTCAAGTCGGTCAACACCGCCTTCGGCACTGTGTCATTGGTAAACAAAACCCGTTACAACACGCAAGACTGGGACTCGTTCAAGAAGTTTATTGTCGAGCACGATGTCGTTGACCTGTTGGAAAAACGGATTGCGCAATCCAATATGGCGCGGTTCCTTGAAGAAAATCCGGCGCTTGTACCACCCGGATTGAACGCATACACGGACTTCGAAATCCGTGTGACTAAACCTACTAAGTGAGAACGCAAATGACCGATCTAACTGTATTCAATCCCGCACAAGTACCCGACTTCGCACGTAACAACGAACTGTCTGAAACCGCACTGGCTTTAACTGGTGGTGGCACTGGTGGTAGCGTCAAACGTATCTCGATCAAGGGCGGCGTGTTCCGTCTGATGTCCGGTGGTAAAGAAATCGCATCCATCGAAGATCGTCATCTGGATGTCGTGATTGTTAAGGCCGCGCCGAAGGTCAGCCGTATTTTTTACGCTGGCGCTTACGACAAGGATGCTGCCGCAGCACCACCTGATTGCTGGTCCAACGATGGCGAGAAGCCAGATGCAGGTGCAAAGAACAAGCAGTCGCAGACTTGCCTGTCGTGCCCACAGAACCAAGCCGGTTCGGGTCAGGGTAATAGCCGCGCTTGCCGTTATCAGCAGCGTCTGGCAGTGGTGCTGGAGAACAACCCCGGTGGCGATGTCATGCAGTTGACGCTGCCAGCGACATCGGTGTTCGGTAAGGAAGACGGCGACAAGCGCCCACTCCAAGCCTTTGCGCGTCATCTGGCGCTCTCCAACCCACCGATCAACCCAGAGCAGATCGTCACCCGCATGAAGTTCGATACCAAAGCGGAGTCCCCCAAGCTGTTCTTCTCCCCGGTTCGTTGGCTAACCAACGACGAGTATGCCGTGGTCAAGTCGCAAACTGACAGCACCGATGCAGCCCGCGCTGTGGTCATGACGGTGGCTCAGACGGATGGTGTTAAGGGTGCCCCTGCCCTGCCGGGTAAAGCGCCTGTGGCTGTGGTGGAAGAAGAGGAAGCCCCAGCACCGAAGGCCAAGACTGCGAAGAAGAAAGCCGAAGTCGTCGAAGACGAGTCCGAGCCAGAAGTTCGCAAGGAAGCCGCCAAGCCTTCAGCAGTGCCAGAGAAGAAGTCCAAGCTGGCCGACATCGTGGCTGACTGGGACGACGAGTAAAACAGAATAGCCCAGCCGGAGGTGGCGCTAATAACACCGGCAGCGGGGGCTGGGTGATCCTTTCGGAAGTAGTCATTTCACACTCAGTGACCCCGCACTTTTAACTATAAGGAGAAGCAGATGAGTGACATAGCACTTGAGAAAGATTGTTACGACAACGCGCTGTTGTGCCCCGAATGTGGCGGCAACAATCTGCATCACGGAGCCGTAACCATGTACAGCGGCACAGAAGACGCAAAGCAGGTGCGTATTACACGCACAGAAGGCGAAGTGTTTTCAAGCTGGATCGCACCGCGCAAAACATCAGGCAACCCAAGTTCTGACCGGGGCGGAATAGTTATCGAGTTTTGGTGTGAAAACTGCCACGGCGAATGGGGCGGTCGCCCTGCGCATCATATCCATAATTTCAGACTGCAAATTCAACAACACAAAGGTACAACTTTTCTGGACTGGGATATTCCCAGTAAATAAATGGCCTACTCTCAAAAAATTATAGATGCCGTTGCTTCAGCGCCCAAGACACCGGGCAATCAACTGGGGCGCTGGGCTATCTATCTCGACTTTCCTGTGACCAAAATTGCGTACGTTCTTGGCGTAACTCGACAGACGGTTTACAACTGGATGATCGGTAAGACCGAAGTGTTTGTCGGCTACCAAGATCGTGTCGAATTGCTGCTGAAGATTATGCAGTCATCTAAAACCGCTGATGAAGCATGGAGAAGAATATGCAAGGAATACAACCTCAAAGCCTAACCGACAAAGAACTACTGACTGCATCACTCCTGATGTTTGAACCAGACACAGGGATGCCTATTAACTTTCAGAAAGAAGTCGTTCGTCGTTTAGCTTCGTATGTACAAGACGCTCGAATTAACGCAGAGACAGATTACAAAACGTCACACCCCAACCAACTCCCGTTGTTCGACTAAAACAATAAAGGATAACTATGAACCCGCTTGATTTTATGGCGGCGGTTCTCCCACCACCGGGTAACGGGTACTACTGCGTGGCAGAACTGACAACGAAGTACAAAGAGCATGTGTACAAGGAGACACTGGAGGAACTTGAGCAGACGATTGAAAGTTGCAAACTGAATGGTTACGACACGTACTTCGCACTGGGGACATTCAAAAACCCTAACGACAGGACAGCACCCAATGTGGAGATGGTCAAGTGCATCGCCATCGATGTTGACTGCAATCATCCGCAAGACTTGCCGGATGCAACGGGCGTAATCAAACAGAAAGGCTACCCGTCCCCCAAGGCTGGGTTCGAAGCCATCATGGCGTTCATCGATGAGGTCGGACTGTCAGGTCTTGGCCAGCCTTGGTTCGTCCATTCAGGCGGCGGAGTACACGCATACTGGCCTTTGAAAGAGATGGTGCCCAAGTCGGTATGGAAGCCTGTGGCCGAGCAGTTCAAGCGCCTGTGCTTCTCCAAGAAGCTGGCTATTGATGCGACTGTGACGGGCGATGCCTCGCGTGTGCTGCGGGTGCCGGGCACGATCAATAACGGTGTCAAGAGTGGTAAGAAGGTCAGGGGTGTGACCAACGTGCGCTTCATGAACGAGGGTGGCTACTTCGACATCGAGGACATCAAGGCACTGGTGGCCAAGCATCTGGCCGGTACACCCTACGAGTCCAAGCCCACACCCCCAGCCAACGTGGTCGAGCTTCCCGGCCAGCGTCCAACGCTACCCGCAGAGACAACGGGTACTAGCGTCAAGCTGTTTGAGAACTCGGTGACCAAGTTCCGCAAGATCGTCGAGCGTACCAAGCAGGGCACAGGCTGTGGGCAACTCGCACACTACATGGACAATGCCCAGCAGGATGGCATGGAGCCGATATGGCGTGGGTTGCTGTCGATCGCTCAGAAGTGCGAGGAGAATGAGAAGGCCGTTGTCTGGCTCTCCCAGATGCACCCGTACGATGAAGACCGTATGCACACCAAGCTGCGGGAGATCAAGGGTCCGTATCCCTGCACCAAGTTCGACTCCGAGAACCCCGGCGTGTGTACATCTTGTACACACTGGGGCAAGATCACCAACCCACTGGCGCTGGGGCGCGAGTATGCGGTTGAGGTAGACCAAAAAGAAATTGAAGTGCAAGCCGACAACGAGCAGTATGCCCGCAAGGTACTGCGCCCTGAACCACCCAAGGGCTACGCCTACGGCAAGCAGGGCGGTGTGTTCATTGAGAAAGACGACGAGGATGCCGAGGGCAACAAGATTAAGCGCCAGATTATGCTGATCCCCTACGACCTGTTCCCGATAGACATCTTGAATGCCAATGGTGAGCACACAGTACACATGCTGGCGATTCGGAACGGCAACGCAAGCACCATCACTATCCCCCAGAAGTGTGTCGTTAGTAAGGACGAGACCATGAAGCAGTTGGCCAGCCAGAATATTCTGGCGTCGTTTGGCGCAGGTAACGACAAGAACTTGTACGACTACGTCCGGGCTTGTGTAGAGAAGGTAAGCGTCGAGAAGTCTACCGTGAAGGTGCCCGACAGCTACGGCTGGCAGGAGGACGATACGTTCGTTTTTGCTGGGAAGATATACACGCCCAATGGCCAGATCGAAGTGCCTATGCAGGGGTTGGAGAACATCGTTGCCAACACCAAACCCACCGGCTCAATCGAGCAGTGGCGGGCGGTCATCAACCTGTTCATCCAGAAGAAGATGTGGCAGCACGTGTGCATCATGCTGGCCGGGGCAGGCGCTCCGCTTATGCGCTTCACAGGCATTTACGGCATGACGTTCCACTGCGGCTCAACCAATTCAGGTACAGGTAAATCGTTGGCGCTGGACGCTGCGGCTTCTGTCTGGGGTCACCCGGTGCATTACCGTACCAGTAAAGGTACGTCTCCCGTGGCCATGCAGCAGCGCCTTGGTCTACTGCACAGCATCCCCCTGATAACGGACGAGATCACAGCGAAGAACCGGAAAGACTTTGGGTGGTTCTCCGAGTTCATACTGGACATGACCAACGGGCGGGGTAAGGAGCGTATGGAGTCCGGCTCCAACAAGGAGCGTATGAACCTGTCCACGTGGATGGACAATGCCATTATGTCTTCCAACACGTACACAGTGGACTACTTCACCGGCGCTCAATCACACTCAGCAGAAGGCGAACTGAGGCGCTTGCTTGAGTTTGCAATGAACGATGTACTTACATGGGAACCACATGAGATTGAGATCATTAAATCGCTGGCGGATAATTACGCGGTTGCAGGGCACCTCCTCGTTGACTATATGGTCAAGAATGTGGACAAGCTTAAAGAGATGGTTCCACAGATAGTGCGGCGCATGTACGGCGAGTATCACGCAACGAACGACGAGCGTTTCTGGATGGCGGGTATCGGCGCATCGGTTGCCGCAGGTATTTTGTTTTCTGATGAGCACTGCGGCGCAATCAACATTCCAATGCAGCCTGTACTGGATACGTTCGGCAATGCCGTGCGGTACATGCGTAATGCCATTAACACTGGCACACGCTCTGCTGAAGACGTACTGAATTCGTTTACTCAGGAGTACTACGGCAACTTTATTATTGTTAAGTTCAACTCGACTGAAGGCGTGCTGGCAGAGCTTGGCAACGGTGGGGCGATTGATGCGTCTACAACCAGAACCAAGATCATGGGGCGCATTGAGCACGGCGCAACTGTTGGGTTCACAGACTACTACATCGAGGAGCGATTGTTGAAAGCGTTTTGCTCCACCATGAGCTTCGGCTACGCTGACTTCAAGAAGTATCTGGAGGAGCAGTTCATGGTGTCGTATATGCCCAAGAAAGACATGACCGCCAAAACCAAAGGACCACCGATGCGTGTGTCCGTTATGAAGATAAGCCGACGCTCTGATGAAGAAGACTTTGCAAGTAACGTACCCTTGGTCGCAGCTTGAGCGAGGGCAGGGGTTCTTCGTTCCTTGTCTGGACACGGAGGCCGTCATAAAAGACGGCCTCCGCAAAGCTCTGGCTTACCGCATACTAAACGCCAAGGCCAGCGTGGGTGTGAAGAACGGCCTTATAGGGGTCTGGTTCAGTCGGTAACCGACAAGAACTTTTCAACGTAGTCGTTGCGCACCTTATCTATTTTCTCCACGCGCTCTGTCTTCTGCTCTTCCGTCATCGTTGGGTGGGCAATAATGTTTCGGCGCAGCTTCGACAGTTCCCCCAGCTTCTGTTGCACAGTACCTGACAGCGAAGCGTAAGCTATCTTGTTGCGGTACTCATCCAAAAACTCACGGGCTTGATCCCGCTTGCCTTCCATCAGCAAACTAGTGTACGTCCCCTTGGCTTGCTGAATTTCCAACATACGCTCGTACCCTGCATCCAACGTACCCCGGCCTTCGACTGGCTGGAAGAAGGCGCCAATGAATGGCTGCTCGTGCATTTTCTTGGTGGGCTTTGCTACGTCGCCAGCTTCCGTGTTCAAGATCGGATTCGCAAGTGCAACAAGTGCAACGCCCAGACCGCCGGTGTAGCCGCGTGTCAGATGATCCCAACCAATTGGCGTAATACCTGCGTCGCCCGTCAAGCTGCCCAACAGCTTGGCAAGTTCCGTTGTGGTGCCACGATAACGCTCGGTCGGCAGCATCGTCTTTTGTTCGCGCTGCGACTCAATGTCACCAGCATAGAAAGACTTGTTCAGGTACAACTCTACGGCTGGCTTAATTGCCTGCGGCATCCCAATAGGCACCGACTGCCAAAGCAATTTGCCCATACCATTGGTGATATCTTCCGACTTCCGATCTTCAGCGGCCATATTGAACACCGCTTCCGGCAACGCTTTAAACACGTAGCCCAACTCAAACGGGATGGGTATCTTCAACGGCTCTACTTCGCCCGGAATGTAAACAAACCAGTTAGCCAGACGCTCTTCAGGCTTGGCGTTTTTGTACGCCTCGTCATCCTGCATCATGGCAGCGTATGCCATCGTACCTGCGGCCAACATCAAGCCGCGCTGGAAGAGCTTCTTGCGAATCTCAAGCTGTTCGTTGAACGGCATCTCGCCTCTGAACGCACGGTACAGAACGTCCAAGCCCTGAATCTGCGCGTTGAAGAACGGGATCATAACGCTGAGGGCTTGCATACTGGGCGACAAACCACGGCGGCTAAAGTTCATCGACTCCAGCGTACGCAGCAGGGCTTCCATTTCGGAGAGACCTTTGGCAAGCGAGTCTTTGTAGACAACCGCACGGGTAGCCGCATCGCCTTGCATTGCAAACGCATCAGCACGAGCCATCCATTTTGTCCAGCCTTGCTTACCAGCCACCACATCACGCAGGGCTTTGTCCATATCGCGCTGGTCGCCAGTGAAGACGTTGCTGGATATGGCACCAGAAGCCATAAGTTTGCGCTCTTCTTCGCTGCGTCCGGCCACCATTTTAGATAGCTCTTTAAAGCCATTTAAGACTGGTACGCCGCTGGTGCCGGTCGTCATCCATGCAGTCAAAGGATCACGGATTGCCTGCTTAATTGCATACGCTGGGTTGCGGGTCACAAACTTACGCAGGATGTCCGCAGGTACGCCCATCGCCTTAATTGCAAACGGCAGCGTGGTCTTGATACCTTCCATGCCCTTGACGATCAGGTCAGCCGGGATACCAAAGTCATTGCTGTTAATCAGCGCAAAATGATCTTCGCCCTTGACTTTAAAGCGCACGGTGTTGGGTCCGGTTGGACCGCTGCCTTCGCCTAACTGGCTGGCAATACCCAGCTTGTGCAGCAAGAACGACGAGTCCTTGACCATCTGATTACGCAGCGCCATGTTCGTCAGTATGAACGTGTTCTGCACGGCGCTAGTAAAGATCGGCATGATCTGGTCGTTGCTGCCCACCAGTTGCTGAAGCTCTGGCTCGTCCTTGATATTGCCAATACGTACTGGGCGTTCTTTGTCCACCATCAGTTCAACGACATCGCCTCTGACACGGTAGTACGGGACGTACGGCAACGCCTTTAGTTCAGCCGCTTGTTTCTGCGACATAGCGCCAGTTTGCACAAGGAAATCTATCAAGCCGTTGTTGTATTCCTGATAGATCTTATTGGCTTCAACGAACGCATCTCTGGCCTGTGTGTTCTGCTTCAGGTACGCCATGACTTCGGCGTGTTCTGCTTTGGATTTGGCCGGGTCTTTCAGGTTCAGCTTATCCCAACCCACCTTCTCAGCACGAAGCCCCGCCACGTAGGCAGTAAACATAGCTTCAGCTTGGGTATCGTTCTTGATACCAGCCTTCGACAGGGCGTCTGCCACCTTAATCATGTTAGCGCCGGGGCGGCTTTCGTAAATGTACCCCTTGCCATCGGCCAGCTTCTTCAAATGCATAGTGCCGTTGGTCAGCGACTCAGTCGCATACTGGCTGCGCTGCTCACCAAAACGAAGGTAGTACTCGCCCTGCGTTGCTTCCAGCGAACTGATAACGCCCGCATCCTTGCCCTTCTTGAACGCCTCAGACAGCGCAGCAAAGCGGTCGATAAACTGCACACGCCCTGTCAGACCAAGGACGTTGCCCATCAGGGTATCTTTTGCAGACTTCGACGTACCAACAAACGACGAAGCCATGTCGGTCGGCTCTTCTTTAGACCGGAACGAAAAGAACCCCGGCTTCTCTTCCTGAACGCCAACGTCCTTGGGTGCGTAACGTGGCTGTTCTGGAACCTCAACATAGTCAGCGTCAACAACTGTTTCTTCTTGCTTCAATTCAGGCGCAGTCAACTCACCAACCATAAGCGGCTCAAACTGTATGTCCTTTTTGGCTACGCCAACCGAAGCCAAAGCTTCTTTTATTTTTTTAATAACGTTATTTAGCTCGGGCAAGTCACGGTTTGTTGTCAACGAACGCAGTTGAAACTGCAAAACACCTTCTGCATCTATTCCAGTACTGGGCGTCCCAAAGTGTTCTTCTTGTCGGGCTAATCTGGTATTAAAGTTATCGTTAAATTTTGCAAAATCATTTGGCGTCATTAACTTAAACAGTTCTTTGGCAAACGATTGCATTTGCTTTGCTACAGAATAATAAGCGTCTTCACCAAAATCTTTAATAGCACTAACCACTAGCGCGCTGTCTTCCGGGGCAGTAATGCTGCCGTCTTTGTTTAAAACAACTTGACGTTTAACGCTGTACACATCTGCGGGGATGGTAGTTAAAAATAAATCCAAAGTTGTGTTTGCTATTTTTCTTGTGTCGGGTTCGTTGTCTATTATGTCAATTCGAGTTACGTCAGGCGCCATCAAATGGAGCGTGTTACCATCAGCGTTAAGGGTTAAACGGTTAATACGTGCGTCGCCAGCCAGCAATAAAGTAGCGTAGTCTCTTGAAGATTCCACAAATTTTATTTGCGTTCCATCAGCCACACTCAGTATGGGCATTGAAGGGTCTTCGGCCCGAACAAGCACTTCTGTTATGGTTTTAACTTTAGGCAAAATAAGCGCGTCTTCAGTTTGTCCCATGTACACGTGCGTTACTTGAACAAGCTGTTCAAACTCGATGTTGTTTTTTGCCGCAAAGTTAATAACGCCCAGCGATTTAACGTCTTTTATTTTTGCTGCAAACGATACGTGGCCGTCAGAAATTCTGCGTAGTGCTTTGTACACATACGCAACTTTTTCTTCTGGCGTCTTTCCACGAGGCAACAAAAGTGTTCGACCACTAATTTGAATACTTTCTGCTTTTTGCGCTACTGCATCCGCCGCAATTTTTTTAAAAATTTTATCTGCTTGCGCTTGTATATCGGCCCGTTGAGCCGCACTAAAATACGGCGCTGGGAGGCTGACAGACACAATACTGTTTGCATCATTACGATCCCCAGTTAAAGTCAAAGCGTCCATAAAAAAGTGGCCTTCTTTATACGCATTAACGGCAGAGCGCACAAAAACGTCATCTACTTTACGCACTACTCTGTCTGACACATAAGTGCCATAACCAAACATTGGAAGAGCCTGTAAAAAACCCGTTGTAATTTTAGTTTTTGAATCTTCTAACGCCTCAGCCATGTGTTGTTTTGTCGTACTGTCTGCGGCTTTAAAGAAACGAACGGTTTGTTCTGGAGTTAGAGTTCCTTCGGTTTGTATTGCATCAAGCATTACTTTTCTAAACTCAACGCCATCCAAATAGTCTTGGCTGCCAGCAAAACTTCTCTTCTTTAAAAAATCAGAAGCTATTTTTTGTTGCGCATTAGACAAAGATTGGTTGGGTGTATTTCCGCGAATCTCCCCGATTGATGTTGTACCATTCATTCGAATGGCGACTTCTGGCACACCGTTACTGTAGTAAATGTAAAAATCGCCTCTGTTCAACTGTTCTTTTGCAGTACCGACATCTCTACCGGTACACCACGAAGTACCCGCCGCTCCCGCGTTGAGAGCTACTGCTGCATCCATTACCTTATTACTACCTTTAGGTATACGGTCAGGTAACAGACCCTCATTAATCAGTTGCTGTACAAGCGCGTCATCGTTTTCAAAGTAAGTGCTGTCGTAACCTGTTTGCTCCCAAGCGGCTTCAATTTCTTCTTCTGCGTAAAGATTTGCAATGCTCTCCGCAGCAACTTCTTCAGGTTTTATTTGGTTAAATTTCTTCCAACCCTGCTTGCCAAGATTTAATTGTTTGTTGCGATCCGCCCGTTTTTGCAAACCGTCAATGAACGCATCTTTCAGCCCCTTACCTGCACGAAGCTCTTCAATAATTGCGTTGGCGGAGTCATGCCCAATCACAGCAACAGGGTGAAGGTTGTCATCGGATATGGTTACGAGTTTTAACCGCCCGTTTTTATCCGCTATAACACTGTACTTAGACGCAGCTTTAGCCACCAACGCCTGTTCTGCCAGCGTGTAATCTGGGTTTTGACGTAAGTATTCCGTTAAATCTATGATGTCTTGAATTCGTTTTTTATTAACGTCATCCGCCTCAAGCATTTGATCGGACGGGTCCATTGATGCATACGCAATTACTTGCGGGTCAGCGGTAAAAAAGTCTTCTACGTTTGACGCGTCGTACTGTCTGCCATCAGGCATACGACTAAAAGAATCCCAATTAATAGCGGTAACAAATGCCTGTTTTATGTAGTCTTCCGGATGTGTGTTCATCATGGCAAGATAACCCGCCGCTAAACGATCCACATCTTCCGGCGTACGGTCTT